GTAAAAGAAAATGATAAAGCACACGACTTAAAAGAGATAATGACAAATGAACAAGGTGCAGCTATAGACCACGGTTGGTCTACCGGTCCTACAGCAGCTTATATTGCAATAAAAAAAGAAATGCCTAAAAAAGTGTATATGATAGGCCACGATTTATATAGTGACGATAATAAAGTCAATAATATGTATGCAGGTACTAAACATTATGTTATACCTGAACATAGTCCTACACCTTGTATAAACTGGATAGACCAATGGAAAACTCTTGCTATTTGGAACAATCAAATACAGTTTATTAAAGTAAATGAATTTAATGATGATAGAAACCAAACCAATGCGGCCATATCACAATGGCACAGTATACCAAATATTAAATATATAAGTTTTGCACAGCTTGACAAAGAACTAAGTTTATGATATATTAATAATATGTATATTAGAATATTAAATTATTTAATTAATAGACTTGAAAAGGTGAGAGATAAACTGAGAAATCCTAAGGGTATTTCAGCTAAAGAATGGGCATCTCAACACAAAAAGTGGCGTGAAAAGAGTTATAAATAATACTGATAGCGATTATACAGCTAACACAAATACAAACATACGGAGAATACAATGGACTTTAATACATTAAAAACTAGTCACTCTAACTTTGATAAACTTACCAAAGCACTAGAGGCTAACCTCAATCCTGAGGATATTAATAAAACATCAAAAGACAAATACGCAGACGACAGAATATGGAAACCTGAACTAGATAAAACTGGTAGTGGTTATGCCGTACTTCGTTTTTTACCAGCAACTGAAAAAGAGGAAATGCCTTGGGTACGAGTTTGGTCACACGCATTCCAAGATAAAGGTGGTTGGTATATTGAGAACTCATTAACAACTTTAAATCAAAAAGATCCTGTAAGTGAAGAAAATACTAGACTATGGAATACAGGTGTTGAATCTGATAAAGAGATAGCAAGAAAAAGAAAAAGAAAATTATCTTACTTCTCTAATATATTAGTTGTAAGTGATCCTAAACATCCAGAAAATGAAGGCAAAGTATTCATATTCAAATTCGGTAAAAAGATATTTGATAAGATTACTGAAGCAATGCAACCAGCATTTGAAGATGAAGCAGCCATTAACCCATTTGATTTTTGGAAAGGTGCAAACTTTAAACTAAAAATTAGAAAAGTAGATGGTTACTGGAACTATGATAAGTCTGAATTTGAGCCTGTTGCCGCCATTGCTGATAATGATGAAAAAATCAAAGCAATATGGTCTAAACAATATGCTCTTACACCTTTCTTGGCCCCTAGTAATTTTAAATCCTATGATGAACTCAAAGAGAAACTGAATAGGGTTATTACGGGAACTAGAAATACTGCTACTATTGAATCTGCTGATCTCCCATCGGCTAAGACAAATGGTGCAGTAAAAAGTAATGGTAAAACTACTCCAGCCGCTAGTGATGATGACGATACGTTGTCTTACTTTAGTAAATTGGCGGATGACGAGTAATCTCTCTCTTTACTCATAACTTTGACGGTGGCCAGAAATGGCCACTGTTTAAATCGGCACTGTATTTAAATTAATAAAAGAACGATCAGGATTTGTAGGCAACATTGATATAGATTGTGTTGTATTATTATTTACAACATTACTAGAATTAGATGGTGCTATTACAGTTGATGATGGTTTAGAATCTTTAACAGCGGCCAAATCAGAACTCATTTTATTCACATTTAAAGGCCTAGGTATAGGTCTAATCATAGGCACTGATGAAGGTATTATATTATTAGGCGCCTCATTAGTAATTTGATTTGCTTCTGATGTATAATTTTTAGTATCACCTATTGTTGATGTACTTAAAGTAGATGAAACTGATTTTTGATTATTAGGTGTACCATATGCATTTTCCATTGCAGTACCGCTTTTATCTTCACTCATACTATCTAAAGCACCGCCTGATGTATCAGCTGGTTGTTTTTCAGCGCCTTCTTTATCACCAAATAAACTAAAAGGCCAAATATTTTTTATATCCTGAAATGCTTTATATAATTTATAGAGACCAATTATAACAAGACCTATTACAAGTCCTATACCTACACCTTTAGCAGCAGCAACACCAAATTTAAGAAGGCCAGCTCCTGCAGTTTTAAGACCACCACCTAAACTTGAAAACATATTAGGTATATTTTTAAAACCTTTAACTAAACTACCGCCCATTAATTTTAATTCACCAAAAGTATTTTTAGTTGAATCTATAGCGGCACCGAAGGTTTGTTTAAAAAATCCATCATATTGTGGGCCTTGTTGTAAATTGGCCTTTGATTTCATTTCAGTAATTTTTTTCTCTTGTTCTCTTTCTTTCTCTTTACGTTTTATAATTTCTAATTCTTCTTTATTTGTTAATTTATCTTGACTTCTTAATTCTTTGATACGTAAATTATTTTCACGTGTCATTGTTACTAATTCTTTTTCGGCTGTAATGATGTCTTTTTTAAATTGTTTTTCTTCAGCAAAGGTTTGAACTCTTAATGTATTAGTTTTTTCATCTAATATTGTATTAATATTTCTTTCTCTTAATTCATCTCTAACCAATAGACGTTCTTGTTTTACTTGTTCTTTTAAATCTTGTTCTTTTTTTCTTTCTTCTCTTTGAAATTGTCTTGCTTGTATTAAATCATTTACATTAGCACCCATTGCACTAGCAATTTTTTCAAAGTCAGCACCCATAACTTTTTGTATTGCTTCCATTCTATCTAAAGCTTCATCTTGTGCCATTTCATTAGGCGAAGATAATAATTCTATTGTTCTTTTTAATTCAACCTCTACAGGTAAAAAGGTTTTCATTATTGCTTTTTGAACTTTTTGTGTTTCAACAACAACTGTGCTTTCAATACTACGCATTAGACCTAATGCAGCTTCAGAACCTAAATTTCCACCACTCTTTTCTGATGCTTGTTTTAATTCAGTTAATCTAGGTAATTTAGCATCACCTCTTTGTTGTGATATATCAGGTTCTTGTTTGAATTGGTCAAATTCTTCTCCAATAGCCTTTTTAGTTTCTTCTTTTAAATCTCCTACTAGATTTTCGTTAGAACCTTTTTTGTATTCACCTGTTTCCGGGTCAACACCTAAGGCCATCATTAATGATTTATCTTTATCAGCCATTTAACCTATTTGTTCTTCGTCTAAATTAATTTTTATTTTAGTTGCTTCTATTTTTTTAGTTTCAATCTTTTCTTGTGTTCTACCATATGCTGTTACACCTAATACGGCACCCATAGCAATATGAAAGAAACCAGCACCTTGCAATGTCAATGGATTCCATTGTGTAAACACAACAGTCTTTAAATATGTTGCTTGAGCAAAATTCCATAATATAGGAAATATAACAAAATCAAAAGCACATACGGCCAGATATAACCAACCCATAGCAGGCCTCCACTTAGTATTAAAACCTGTTTCTTTATTATCTTTGTTCATTAACTATCCCTTCTTTTTCTCTCTTGTTCTTCTTTAATATAATTTACCAATAATGACACATAAATGTCACGTTCCCACGGTATCATATTTTCAATTTCACTTAATGAATATTTATGATGTTGCATCAACGCAAAATTAGTTTCAAAATATGCCTCTAGCGTATTGTGGGCGAGGCTAATCCGAAAAAATCTGCGATACCTGTTAACACTATTTTACTAGTTACATTCGTATTAGGATTTGTAACTTCTATTTCGTGCTTCAATTTAGGCATTGTATCAAAAAATGATTTAATTTTATTAAAAGCTTCTTGTGGTAAACTTTCAATAAATTCTTTTAATTCTTGTTTTGATGTATCTTTTGCAGGATATATTTTATCTCCTTCAAATATATGGTCAACACAATCAATTAATATATTAAATACTTTATCAACTTCTATGTTATCTAAACCTCTACCCACATCATAATTTTTTAATGTAGGGTATTTTAATACTAAACCTAGATTTCTTTGTGTATCTAAAACTATTCTATTTGTATGTTCATCATCTACCTGAACTTCAACTTTAGTTAAATCAACTTCAGTTTCAACATATGTTTTACCATCATCAGGACATATTGCTCTGAATTTGGTTACTTCTGATACAGATTTAGCTCTTATTTGTAAAAACAAATATTCAATATCAAAGATAGGTAATCTATCTACGTTTAAAACGTCAAATGTACAAGCTCCTACTACGTCTTTAAGAGCATTGACCATTTCTTTATTTTGACCTGTTTCTAATGCAATGTATAAAACTTTTTCTTCTCTTACAAGAAAAGGTCTATATTTTATTTTCTTATCTTCTGATGGTAATGTCAACTCATATGTTGGCACTTCAATTTTTGGCAACGCCATAATTATCTCCTATATTATAAATTAAGTGGTGGGAAATTACCAAATGGAGGAAATACTCTACCACCTGTAATACCACCGATTGGTATACGTCTTTTTAGTCCTTGTAGTACATCAACACCAGCACGTCTTAATTCTGGTGGTAATTTGTTTAATAATCCACCAAAAACTCCTGAACCGCTCTTAACATCAACGCCTCTAAAGTTTGGTGAACCTAATTCTATGTTGCCTGATCTTTCTAAGAAGTAATTTACCCAATATCTAAATGTAAATGTTACTTCAAATGTTTGTATAGCATTATTATCATAACTATACGTGACAGGCCCTATGATCTTTGGAAAACATTCAAATAATTTAACAGCATAGGTAATATCATCTCTTTCGTTACGACTTGCAAATTGACCTAATTGAAATATATTTACATCAGAAACATAGTTATCGTAAAAATTATAATTGTGCGACTTTAAACTAAAAACGGCCGCTTGCCACATTTCAAAATATGATCTCTCTCTTAAAAACTTATCACAATAAAATGTTGCAGTAATATCAGCTGATTTATAATCAAATGCTACTTTATATGCAGGACCGTGGTGTCGTATTTCTTTTGTTTCAATATCTCTATCTGGCATACTGATTGAATTACAAAATGCTTGAACTCTACGACCATTTGCTTTATGTAAAGAGGTCATTTCTGCTTGATTTGAAAATGTAGTTAATTGTTCTTCCGCCGCTGTTGATAAATTAATATCTTGTATTAGTATATCTTCTGCTCCTTGTCTAGCAAAACCATTTAATGTAGGTCCGCCAGTTGATGGACTATCTTCTACACGTGGTAAATTGAACTCAACATAAAATCTTGCCTTACGAGCAAATCCTTCTGCTTCATTTACGTAAGATTGAAAACGGCCTATTGTTGTTTCAGGATTGCCACCTGCTTTTTGTCTAAATCGTGGATCGCCTTCAACATTATCTAAAGAACGATCACGTGGTAAACCTAATCTTACATCAAAGCCACCAATACGAACTCCTCC